GGATTCCTATTCAATATTATATTACTAACTTGAATGGTACGATGAATGTATTGAACAAGATAAAAACTAAGAACTTTATCTTTGCTAGCACTGGAGCCGCTGCATTATGCGAAAGTGCGTATGGTATCAGTAAGAGAGCAGCAGAAGATGTTGTTAAGGAATATTGTACTGTTCACATCCCAACACCATATACAATCTTTAGATTCTACAACGTCATTGGTAGCTCAGGATATGCTCCTACTAATCCTGATGGGCTTATGTATAATCTCATGAAGTCAGAACACACTAAAGAGTTTACTATCTTTGGTAACGACTATGATACTCCTGATGGAACTTGTATTCGTGATTATACTCACGTTGATGAAATTTGTGAAGCTATTCGTATAGCCATTGAAGAACCTTCGAATGGGGTTGAGGGATTGGGACATAGTAAGGGGCATAGTGTTAAGGAAATGGTCGAAATTTTCAAACGTGTCAATCAAAAAATACTTAGCGCAGGTTCTGCCGAAACACTCACTGTTACCTATGGTCCTCGCAGACCGGGGGATGCAGCAGTTAGCGTGTTAAAAAATATTAGTAGATACATGAAGAATCTTTATTCCATTGAAGACTTGTTAAGACTTGACAATGGCTCTAAATTGTGATAGAGTGGTAACATGAATATATTTTATGTAAATTCCGACCCCGAGGTCGCTGCTCGTAGTATGGTTGACCGTCATGTTGTCAAGATGATTCTAGAGACTGCACAGTTGCTTTCTACTGCCCATCGTGTTATTGACGGTGAGGAGTATGTAGGTCAGTCACAGTCTGGTCGCAAAGCAAAACGCTGGAGGTTATCAGGTAATGTTGACGCTATTATGTATGCTGCTACTCATATTAATCATCCTTCAGCAGTTTGGGTTCGTGAAAACTCTGCTAACTACAATTGGTTGTATGACCATCTTTTGGCTCTTGGTCGTGAGTATACCTATCGTTATGGTCGTACTCATCTTACTATTGATAAGCTAAAAGATATTCTTAAGGACGCCCCTGAGAATATTGAACAAAGCAACGTAATGACTAAGATGCCATCTTGCATGGACAAGCAATACATTGTTAGCTTAGACCCGATTATCAACTATCGCAACTATTACAATTATGGCAAGACCGACTTGCTTCGCTGGTCTAATCGTCCGCCCCCGCAATGGATTGACGGCACGGTTATCATGACCGATGGTAAGAAGCAGATATATACTATACAGAGGTAAAATATGTTTGAGAAATTAAAGAAATTGTTTAGTCCAGCGCCGCAGATTATTCCAGAGCCAGTTGCGCCCGAAGTAAAGAAGGCACCTAAGAAGAAAGAACTAAGTCCTAAAGAAAAGGCAACAGCAGCGGGTGAACCGTATGTTGATATTCTAAGTGTTGATTTAGATCCTGCTGATATCAACAATGGCTCATTTGAACTTGATTGGAATGACAAGTTTGTTGCTAATCTAATTAAGCAAGGCTACAAGATTCGCCCTGATGATACTGATGCACAGATTGTGGATCGTTGGTTCCAAACTGTATGCCGCAATATTGCTCTTGAAGTGTACGAGCAGGAACAAGCTGACCCATCAAAGCGTGACAGTGATATGCGTGTTATTCAACAAAAAGATTTAGGCGGCGGGTTTACCGAAGTTAGCTGACATGAAAAATAAAAAATACCAAATTACTCATCTAGGCAAGACCCTCAACACTGACCATTGGTACGACTTGCCAGAAGATAAGTGCTTACAATTGAAGGCTGCATATTACGAAAAGCCTGATTTTGATTTGGTTAAGAAAAATCTAGAATCAGTATATAATGGCGGTACTGTCATAAGCACTGTTACTAGCTATTATGTAAAAGACCTTATGGCTAAAGTGAAGCTAGAGTCTCCACGATGGTCTATTGAACAAGTGTTTGAATCTATCGACTTGATACGATACTTTTGGAGCCGAGTGCTTTCAAGTGATAAAGTATATCCAAAGACGGATTCAGATATCAAGAACTTCGAAGCTGCCCTGCGACTTAGCGGCGGTGGTGTTGCTATGAAGCCTTCTAACTACCCTATCAAATCCGTAGATGAAGTCCTATCCAAGTACAATATCAACGGCAAATACTACGATTTTTCATGTGGCTGGGGTGTACGATTACTTTCAGCAATGAGAAATCGTGTTGAGTACTACGGCACTGACCCTAATAACTTACTAGTAGACAGACTTCGGCAGATAGCTACTGATTACAATACTGTTAATGGTACCTCTGCATCCTATGACATTAGGTGTCATGGTTCCGAAACGTTTGTTCCGGAATGGGAAAACACTATTGGAGTAGCCTTTAGTAGTCCTCCGTATTTCAATCTTGAAGACTATGGTGTTGGTAATCAGTCATATAAGCCCGGAACTTCTTATCAAGAGTGGCTAGATAACTATCTACGACCTACGATAGAAAACATCAAGCGATACTTAGTTGATGATGGCAAGATGCTCGTTAATATTAAGGATTTCTTAGATTACAAGCTATGTGCTGATACTAGAGCCATTGCAGAAAGCTTAGGGTTTCATTACGTTGAAACACTCACATTGAAGAACATAACTAGACCAAGTGCTAAAGTAGACTTGAACACAGATGAAGGCATCATGGTGTTCTCAAAGAAGCCTGAACATCCAGCAATAGTTCCTGAAAGCTTATTTGTTTTTGGATAAAAAAGGTTGACATCTGCTGCGTTATTGTGTATTATATGTATATATTAACGAGTAAGGAATGTTATTATGCGAACAGTAAAGATTAAAGATCTCAAGGTTGATGAGAATGTTGCCCGTGAGTTAGATTACGAGCATGTTAAGAATTACATCAAATCTTTCCCTTTTAAATTCGAGTTTCAAACTCCGACTGGTGAAAAGCCAATTCATGCCCTCAAACGTAAGAAGGGAGAGTTTGTTAGCGTAACTGCTGCTGAACGATACGAGGAATTACAAAACCCTAAAAATACAAAATATCATGCTACTATGGCAAAGTGGCAAGAAGATATTGCTGCTGGGCGCCGCGCAATGCCTGACCGTAAGAATCGAGTTAGCTTTGCGAATGTAAAGGTTAAAAATATCGTCATTGATGATGACATTCAGCGTGAATTGGATCCTAATTGGGTTGCTACTATTCTCAATCCTAGTGAATTTGAAGCAGAATTCATGTCAACAATTTATTGCATGTACGATCCTAAAACTGAAAAGTATATATGTATCAATGCCCAGCACACTCTGAATGCTGAAATTTCTTTGGCTGAACGTAAGATGTGGGCTAACAATGAAAATTGGAACGGTGATATTAACGAACTTGAAGTTCCGGTTACTTACTTTAGGTCTTCGTCAAGGGCTAAATGCCGCAAGGGATTTGAGATTTTTAATGGCAAGCAGAAAACCATTGAACCTTACGTGACTCATAGAAATTTGGTTCTTGCATATCGGGTTGACGATGATCGTAGGGATAAGGAAGCATTTAGGGCTCATACGATTCAAAAGATCAACGAAGATGAAGGTTTTGAGCCTATCAGTAAAGATGACAAGAAAAGCAAGCGTTATAGTTGGGCTATCACTTGTGTTTCTGAAATGAAGAATCACTATGATCGTCCGGACCGCTGGCGCTTTGTCCTTCGCACACATAAGCGTTATTGGCCTAACATTCAATTGGAAATTGCAGAAGTCGATTTGTATGGCTTTATGTATGATTATTTCACCGATTTGGGCTATGACGTATATAGTGATGAATTCAACAAAGCATTTCTTGACCCTTGTATGGCTTTAATTTGGACGTTCTTTACTACTCCTCATGGCTTTGTTAGTGATAGCAGCAATGTGCAAAAGCGTTTTGGTAGTGAAAAGACTGGGCTCCCGGAAGACAAGGTGAGAATTGATGATAACGGTTCCTGTATATACTTAATGAAGCTGTATCGTCATTTCGGCGGAACACATGAGTTACCACTCTATGTCAATAACTTGACAGAGGCTCGGGTCGGTGATTTGTTGAATTATGTAGATCCGGATCGTATCTCTCTAGTTGAGGCTATGAAGCAATATGGCAAGTCGTAAGAAAAACTTCTTCTATATCATTCTTACTAACCATTACTTTAAAGTAGGTGATGAGTTTAAGAAAAGGTTAGGATTTGGAGTTACAGGAAATTCCGGGAGAAGAATTAGGAGCTATAGTAATACTTCCGGTGGCGAACAAGAATTCTTGAAACTTTATTTTAGTCCAAACTATGAAGTTATGGAAGTAGAAAAGATTTTAAAGCAACGCCTTGCTGATGATTGTCATACAATCAACGGTGAAGAAGTAGAATGGATTAGCCCATATAGTGATATCGATGTTGACCAATTAATTGGTATGATAGATGATATTATTTACGGATTACGATTGAACGTGAAGCCTATTAAATCCGATTTTTTACCATTCACTGACGCAGATTGGCAAAAGGAAATCAACGATGAGGCGTTGAACCTTTATCCCGATCAGTACCTTGAGGTTTAATATAAAAAAAAATTCATGACGCTATGTACACTATAAATATTATTGCTTTTAAAGCACCTTAAACAGAGTACCCAGTGTCTGGGTTTGTTAGGTATAACATATAAAGGAAATAAAATGACTGCATTATCTGTAGGGAACGCCGGTTCCTTGGTTACCCGTACAATTGAACAAGCTAAGAGCAAGGACTTGATGCTCCGTGAACTGTTCCAAAACGCACTAGAAGCATCCGCAACTCAAACTATCGGTCGAAAAAAGATTCAAATTAGAATAGCCAACCCTAATTGGTTTGGTCTCGGTGATTTTTATTCCAAAACAAAATTTGGCATAGTTAATACTGGTCCTGGGCTAAGTGCCAGTAAGTTGCGGTTAGCAACTGACCTATCAAGTTCAATCGCTAAGACTCAAGGCATCCATGCTAACTTTGGTGAAGGCGGCAAGGTTGCCTGTCTACCGGTGAACAAATCCGGTATGATTTGGGTGTCATGTTGTGATGGCGAAGTGAACATGGTAGTTCTTAGATTGGCTCCTGATCCTTTAACAAACGAAGAACGTTACGAACGTCAAGACTTTGATTTGGGTGATGGCACTACTACTGACGTAATTAATATTACATCATTGTTTAATGACCAATCAACAATGATTTCTACATTTGGATCTTTTACTAATCCATCAGGACTAGATACGTCTCATGATTGGACCTTTATCACCCTCTGTGGAAATGACCGAAATCAGGATACTACTATTAATCCGTACGGTGATCGTAATAATACTGGCGCTTGGGCATTGAACGAACTCTATAAGAGGTTTTCACATATTCCAGATGATGTAGAAGTTACTTCCGAAATTCACAGCAAGGGTAAAACTAGAAAAACTGTACCTTTTAACACAGTGTTCGACGTATTAAAGGATCGTGCAGCTAAGACGCCAGATAAGGTCCAACTAGAAACTATTTCTATTCCAATTAACGCCTCTGAGGTAGAAATTGGTGCGCCGGTGCAAAATGGAACTATCAACATTACCTATGTGTACGATGGTCCATATGAAGCTGGCAAGTCATCAACTAATGCAGAGAAGCCGACTAGCGTGATTAGTAATACTGCTACATGTCCTATTTTCTCAGGAATTATTTTCAAGAATGAAATATACGATGTGCGTGGCGGTAGTGAGGGGACCTCAACTTGGCAGCCGGCTGCTAAGGAATGCGGAATATTGTACGGATACAAGTATTGCCGAGTATTTGTCCACATTCCAACTTCTACTGATATTGTCACTGATAGATATAGAACCTCGTTGATGACCAACAATTATGAAAAGAGACCAATTCTCTTCACCCAATACAAACATCAAATCTATAACAACATGCCAAAGTGGTTCATAGAACGTATGAAAGAGTTTGCTCCTGATACCGCTAACATCGGTGATGTTTATAAAGAATTGAATGATTTATGGCAGGATACTCAATCTAAAGCTACTGCTGCAAAGATTAATACTACTACTGCTGGATCAACGGTGCGAGTCACAATCAATAGTGCGCCATCTGGCAATCGGGGCGGCGGACGAGGAAGTAATAATAACGGAACAATGTCCGGTGCCGTGCTAACTGCCGCGCTCAACGGAAAGCAACGCCAAATCAAACCGTTCCCGAATATCGAAGTCTTAAGGGAAAAGGATATCAAGACCGCATCGGTAAGCCCTAATTTCGTGTATAAAGCTGCGGAATACGCAATTGACCGAAACATATTATTCATTAACGCAACATACCCAGTTGTAAATATGGTCAGTGAAGAACTGTTGAGTGCTTGCCTCGATTGCTCCGAAGAGATTACACGGTTGGCCTACGATACCAGCATTAGCTTGATGACTAGGTTAGTGGGTACCGGTCTCATCTACGGTTTGGCTAAGCAAGGTAAACCTGGCTATGAAGACGACTTTGAAAAAGCAATTGATCCGGCATGTTTAAGCACACACGCCGACAAGTGGATCGAAACTTTTTCTGATACACGTAAGAAATTCGATAGAGACGTTAAGGTTTTAGAAATAAACTCACATTCGGCAAAAGCAGCGTAATAAAATGATAGGGATGTTTTTGGGCATCCCTATCATTTAAGGCTTGACAACTGCTAATATATAGTGTAATATGTAAGTATATTAACAGAGAAAGTACCACATGAAATACGCATTGATTGATACGGCTAATACTTTCTTCCGCGCTCGGCATGTTGCTAATCGCAACACTGACACATGGGAGAAGATTGGCATGGCTATGCATCTTACTATGTCTAGCGTAAATCAAGTTCAACGCATGTTTGGCGTCGACCATGTAGTCTTTTGTCTTGAGGGTCGTAGCTGGCGTAAGGATTTCTATACACCGTACAAGGCTCATCGTAAGCTTGATGAGAGTGCGATGACCGAACGTGAAGTAGAAGAAAACAAGATGTTCTGGGAAACGTATGAACAGTTCACCACGTTCCTGCGTGAGAAGACTAACACTAGTGTATTGCGTGTTCCCAACGCAGAAGCAGACGATATCATTGCTCGTTTCATTGACCTTCATCCCGATGATGAACACTTTATCATTTCTAGCGATAGCGACTTTGTGCAGCTAATCGCAGAAAACGTTCATCAGTATAATGGTGTTGCAGGTCAGCTTATCAAGATTGATGGCTACTACAATGACCGTGGCAAACCCGTCAAAGACAAGAAGACTGGCGAACACAAGTTGCTTGAGGATCCGGAGTATCTTTTGTTCAAGAAGATTATTCGCGGTGACGCAACTGACAACGTATTCAGTGCTTATCCCGGTGTGCGTGAGAAGGGTTCGAAGAATTCTGTCGGCATCAAAGAAGCATTCGACGACCGCACTAAGCAAGGCTTTCACTGGAATAACTTCTTGCTTCAACGCTGGGTGGACCATGACGATGTTGAACACCGTGTTAAGGACGACTATGAACGCAATCGCACGTTGATTGACCTTAGGGCGCAGCCCGAAGATATTAAGGAAGCAGTAGATAACGTAATCAAGAATGATGTCCGCACCGAAGTTACTGCTGGTGTAGGTCTTCACTTTATGAAGTTCTGCGGTAAGTATGAACTCACTCGCCTTAGTGAGCAGGGTGAAGCTTACGCAAAATGGCTCAACTCTCCTTATAAAGGGATTATGAATGACTAAAGAACTTTTTTCGTGCAAAGATTGTAAGCACTCTACTATGTCTATAGTTGACAGGATTTTCACGTTGAATGGTCGTATGGCAGTATATGATTCTAACTACAAATGCTCCAAATTTCCAGAGGCAAAAACAGTAGTTGAGGATATAGTTCTTGGTCCAACGAAAGTAAAGGCTAAGCTGCCGTATTGTAGCATTGCTCGGCGACACGGGCAATGCGGCCTAGATGGGAAGTATTGGCAACCTAAGCATAAGAAAGATCTATTTAAAATGTTAACAAAGGAAACATATGACTGAACTAGTCGCAAAGCCAATCGTCAAGAACCAATTTTGGATCGTCACTGATGGTGAGAAAAAAGTTGGTAATATCGAAGCTAACAACGCTGGATACGGGGTGCAGTTAAACGGCACCTTCCTTCAGTTCAACAACACCGAAGAACTTAAAAAGCAGACACAGATAAAGTTTGCAAATTTAAAGCAAACATCTAAAGTTCCGATTCCGTATCCGGAATACCCGACTACAGCCCGGGTATATAATTCAGTCTGTGACGTTAAACGTGGACTGCACTTATACACTAAGACTAAGAAATCAAAGTGTCTTCATGCAGCAGGGTACTTTGTTATGGACCAAAACGGCACCAAAGTGATTGTTTTTTGTCCTAAATACATCTTTATCCAACGTTATCCGTATGAAGGTCCCTTCAAAACTGAATCGGAAGCTAAAAGTAAGATAAATATCTATGATGATACACATTAAACGCTTCATCGATAAAATGTCGTTGGTCGAATCCAAACAGTCGAAAGATGTGGTTTTGCCTATATCCGACGCACGTGGCTTACGTGATGAAGTGTCCAAACTACTATCAGACTTACACGAGCTATCGAAAACCGATAAAAGTAACGTAAATGACGAAGTTATACAGGTAGAGATTAAAGGCGGCTCGTTTAAATGAGTAGAACACAACCAAATGTACTAGTAGAGTACGTAGATAAGAAGACCTATAAGTGCGACCAAATTGTCGAGGCTGCTGGTATTTGGGCTGTGTTCTATGACGATCAACCAATCAACTTGAAATCTTCGCATTACTTAGCTAATGATGTTGCTCCCAAATACAAGAAAACAAGCTTTTCAAATCCAGGTCATGCTAGAAATCTGTGCAGAAAATTGAACGCACAATTCAAGACTGATAAGTTTACCGTTGTGTTTATGAACAGCGGTAGAACGGTCTACCCCGATGACTTATCCCAAGACCAAACTTGAAATAGTAAAACTAATACTAAATGAAGCTAAGGACGATCCAGATTTTCCTTGGAAAGACATTGCACCGGATAAGTTAGTATTTGATTGGTTTGTTACAGGTAGAGTTGGTTCTGGATTACGACTTACTGATGTTGGCATGACTGCATTTGACAAAGCTAAGATAGCTTATTATGACTTCAACTTTACTCCTCCCAAAGGTACTACCGGGGGAAGTAGTTGGGGAAAGTATACTTTAATGCTTGACAAAAAGGTTAAATGTCCGTACTACATCGGCGTTAAACTGCTTGACAATGGCAAGAAACAACCGTATATTAAACTATACGACCATAGAATAGCAATGATGATGACGTTATACGGAGACTTTCAAAGTTATCTAGATTCGGTTAAATAGTTATTGTTTTTGTTCGCACTTGCAGCATAAATAAAACGTAGCAAAGCTACATCACACACAGAGGAAAAAATTATGAAGAATATCGCAATCAGCCTTTTAGCGGCTCTCACACTATCAACCCCAGCACTTGCTTCTTGGAAAACTGAATTGTTCACTAAGCTTGATGCAGACACTAGCGGGGAAATCACCCTTACTGAATTGACTGGCGCAGGTTGCCGCACTCAGCCTAAGTTCTTTAGCTATGCTGATAAGGATCGCAGCAATGGCCTTTCAAAGGTAGAATACTTCGCCAACCGTGACCTTCTCGGTCGTTGCAACTAAAATGCTTAAGATTTTAATTGAAAACACCGCAGAGGCTATCCAAACTTCAAAGAAGATTTTTGTAGATACTTTCGTGAAGCACGAAGGTCTAGCAAAAAACATGCATGACTTTGTAGATGCTCAACACGAGTATACTAAGAAGGCAATTGATGTTGGTTTTACTACTGCCAGCAATATGCATAAGACAGTAACAGATAAGTCGTTTTACACTGAAACTATGAAAAAAATGCAGGATTCTGCACAGTTCATGTTTAAGACACAAAAATAATGGAGATACGATATGAGTGATAGCAAGATTCCAGGACTTCCTGAAATTAAGTTCAATAAGAATGGATATGAAATCCGTTCTGATATTTTGGGCCTAGCTGAAAAGCTAGTCATTGAAGAATATAAAGCCAAGTTATTTGGTTGGGAAGTATCGCAGTCAAAAGATGACGAAGGTAAGATTGTTACCAAAGTCTCGGCTCCAGAGTTTCCTGGTCTTGAAAAGGTCCTTGAGACTGCACAAAAGATGTATGATTTTGTAAATCAGAATCCAAAAAAGTAAAAAAAACGGTTGACAAAAGATCTCCTTGGAGCTATAGTCATAATATAGCTTCTAAGGAGATTTTTTATGGGTAACGAAGATTTTGTCAGCTACGTGCTTAGCTTCTATAACGGCATTGATGGTATCTACACAGACGTAGATGCAACTCCTGCCGAAGTCGTAGCAGCTACCCGCAAGCTTGAAAAGATGTATCGCAGCAACGGCGAAGAGCCTGTTTATGACAGCATCGACCGTGAGCGTGTTCGTGACTTTATCCTAGAGGGGCGCAAGTAATGGAATTCATATTCATGTTTTTGCTGGCATTTATTGCAGCGATTGTAGGAGTTTTTTACTTCTTACTCGCAATCTTTGCTATGTTGCTCCCCATCATCTTTTGGGTTTTTCTGATTTGGTTGGTTATTCGCATAATTAAGAAATATACCTAAAAAAACGGTTGACAACAGTTACCCATTTTGCTATAGTGAATATATAGCAAGGAGATACTAAATGGCTCGTGAGATTCGCCCTTCATACAAGACTACTGATGTTTTTGCTGCTGCGTGTGCTGCACATCGCGCCAACTGCGGCTATCTCAAAATCGGTGCTACTGACGATGAGGGTAATGTTATTCGTCTCCCCAACAAGATTCTCATTCGTCAGTTTCTTGACGCTTCCTTTGATATTCGTGACGAAGACCGTGAACTTAGCGAAAAGGTCATTCAGCATTGTCAGAGCCTGACTTTTAAGATGCTTACTGATCGCAAATTGTCTGAATTTGAACAAAATATGCTTCGTGTCGTTGAAACTGAAACGATTGGTAGCAACTACGACATTGCTATAATTTCTTCACTTCCTGCTGCGTATATTCGGGCAAATGAGCGCAAGACTGTTGATGCTCGTGTCAACGCTGCTACTGGATTCGTTGGTCAAGTCGGCGATAAGATTAAGTTTACTGCTGAAATCCTTCGTTGCAACTTCTCCGAACAGTGGGGAACCTTTTTCGTCACTGCTATTACGCCTGACAATAAGGTAATCTTCTTTGCCCATCGCAACAAGTTGGAAGTTACTTCTAATGTCAATGGTGAAGGCAAGGTCAAGCGCCATCGTAATGAGCGTGAAGATAGCACCCAGCTTAACTATGTGAAGATAGTATGAGTGCCGAAAAAGAAAATTTATTCCGTACATTGCGTGAAGAGGAACTGCTCGTGACCTTTTGGGGCTGTAGAATTGGCTGGCATAAGTGGCAGAAATGGGGCAAAGCATATAAAGAATCCTATTATCACGCACAGGACCGACATTGTGATTCCTGTAATAAGTTTTCTCGTAAACAAATAAAGCTTCCCCTATGACCGATTGGATGAAGTACCTTTTTGTTTGACATTCATCCTCTAATGTAGTATAAAGAAGATTATGAGCGCAAGTTTTATTACACAACTAAACGAAGATAACGGACGCCTGCATAAGGAAGATGTTATCAAGCAAGCACTAACTGCTGCTAAACTCGGCAATACAGTATCCATCAACTTCTTGCAGGGTCTTAAGCTTTGCTACAATCCATATGTCACATTCGGTGTCAAGCAGATTCCCGAGAGTATCGGTATCGTTGACGCCGAAAATCCGTATGAGGAGTTCTTTGAACTATTAGATAGTCTTTCCCGCCGCAAACTTACGGGCCATGATGCTCGTGACGCAATCGCAGAAATGTCCGAACGATTTGATAGCGAAGAATGGAATCTATTCCTAGCTCCTATCCTTCGTCGTGATATGCGTAGTGGCATTAGTTCTACTACAGTGAACAAGATTTGCAAGGGTACAGATTACGAGATTCCCATCTTCACTTGTCAGCTTGCTACTAACAGCGAGGGACGCCCTGAAATGAAGGGCACGAAGCGGCTTGAGCCTAAGCTTGATGGCGTTCGTGTGCTGATGCTAGTATCTATGCTAGACAGCGGAATATATGCTACTTGCTATAGCCGCAATGGTAAGGTCTTTGAAAACTTTAAGCACATTGAAGACCAAGTACTTAATAATATTGCTGAGTTGCTGAACGCTCCTAACAAAACTAAACACACTAGCAGCGGGGCGCTGATGCAAAGTTTTGTATTTGACGGTGAAGTTGTTGGTAATAGTTTCCAAGAACTAATGCGTCAGGCTCGTCGTAAGGAAAATGTAACAGCAGAAGATAGTGTATTTCATATCTTTGATATTATACCCCTTGCTGACTTTAACCGAGGTCATTGGAACGCACAGTTGCATAAGCGTATTGAACTACTTCATGCGATGGAGTCTGCAATTGACAAGATGCCTAATGTAGAATTGCTTCCCCATCTCCAAGTTGATCTTGATACTCACGAGGGTAAAAATCAACTTGAGAGGTATGCAAAAGCTATGGTTGCTGCTGGATTCGAGGGCATTATGATTAAGAACCTCGATGCTCCCTATCTATGCAAGCGTAGCACTGACTGGATGAAGTGGAAGCCTACTATCACTGTTGACCTTGAGGTGATTGGTCTTGAAGAAGGTACCGGTCGTAACAAGAATCGTTTGGGTGCATTGGTCTGTAATGGTGTTGATGATGGTAAGGAAATTACTGTCAATGCTGGTAGTGGATTTAGTGATGCAGAGCGTGACAGTCTTTGGGCAGACCGTAACTTAATCTTTGGTCGCACTGTTGAGATTATGGCTGATGCTATCACACAGAACCAAGATGGTACATATTCGTTGCGCTTTCCGCGCTTCGTTAGATTTAGGGATGATAAAGCATGAACATTAAACTTAAAGCAACACTAATTACCTTAGCTATGCTACTTATTGCAGTTGCCTTGATATATACTATCGCAAAGTTTCCAGTAGTATTATTCTTTGCTGCATTAGGTGGATTGTTGTACTTTTTGTATCGCGGCGTATTAAGCCATCTTGAAATTAAAGAAAAGAGAAAACCACGATGAGTGACGATGAATATGACTACGTAATTACTTTAGAAGAACCGCCACAGCGTTGCGAAATGTGCGGTATCATTGATGAATGCCGTCCATATGGATTGAATCACGAAGAAATTTGCCATAATTGTGCTATGAAGGATGAAGCACTTACTGAAATCAGAGCAAAAGAACTATTGTTTGGAGAAGAATAATGAAGATTATCAAGAACGAAGAACACAAGGTAACCCGTATCTTTACCTACACCATTCCTGATGAAGATATCATCAATACATTTGGATCGCTAGGCAGATTCAAAGAGATTGTGAGCCATAATACAGAAGGTTGGGACGTTGAAGTTATCGGTGAAGAACCGACCGACGAAGAAGCTGACCTATTCTATGATTTCTTTGCTGACTATGATTACGATTCAGAAGATGATTGGTGGCAAGACCTTAAGGGCGGATATGAAACTAATTACGAATTAGGTGAAGAATAATGGATCCATATGATGAAGATTATGATGCAGTAAAGGACACTGCTGAATGGGCTGAAAAGTTGCTTGGCAAAATCCATGTCTTTGAAGACGGTGATAGAATAGAAGTTGTTCAAGTAAAGAGGCGTGATACAGGACCTTGGATTACGTATCATACGTATCAGGGACCGGGAATCCCCCGTAAGATGGTCATGATGGCTGATGAGTTTCACGTTACCTATGGACACTTATTTGGGTTGAGAGAGATAGAAGACTAAATAATAGATGCTTTTACGAAAAATATTTAGTTTTCCAACTCTAACTCTCCTTGTAGCACTTACGCTTAGTGCTATTGCTGCCTGGTACTCTGTATTGGGCCTAACTGCTATCTTTGCAGCGGCAGTCATTCCAATCATTATCATGGGCGGTTCATTAGAAATTGCCAAAGTTGTAACTACTGTATGGTTACACAAATACTGGGACCGTTCAGGGTGGAAGCTTAAACTTTATCTTATTCCTGCTGTTGTAGCACTTGCATTCCTAACGTCTATGGGGATCTTTGGCTTTCTATCAAAAGCTCACAGTGATCAAACATTAGTCAGCGGCGATGTTGGCGCTAAAGTTGAATTGATTGACGAACGAATCAAGATTTCTCGTGAAAACATTGCTATGAATCAAGTAGCACTTGAGCAAATGAACAATCAAGTTGACCAACTACTCGGTAGAACAGATGATGACAAAGGTGCAAACCGTGCTGTACAAGTTCGTAGACAACAGGCTAGGGAGCGTAATCGCCTTAATAATGAAATTGAAGCAGAACAAGTAAAAATTGCCAAATTAAGTGAAGAAGCTGCACCGATACGTGCAGAAATTCGCAAAATTGAAGCAGAAGTTGGACCTATCAAATACATAGCTGCACTTATCTACGGAGATAATCCGGACAGTAATCTGTTAGAACGTGCTGTGCGTTGGATGATAATTCTCATCGTGATGGTCTTTGACCCTCTTGCTCTTACCCTTGTACTTGCTGCACAGAGTAGCTATAGATGGTTAGATGATGATTTAAGAAATCGAAAGAAAGAAGAAGACTCCAAGGAGAGCGAAGATGTACCAACTACCAAACTATCACAAGATGATGTTACTAAATTCAATTATGGAGTGGGAGAAGTACCACAATCGGAACCTATTCCCGATGCGGTTGAACTTGAACCTATATTGGAAGAAGTTAAAGAAGAAGATGAGTTTCTTGACGAAAACCTAAATGAGATGCTACATGAAACTGCATATGATGATCCGAAGGAGGACGAAAATGTTTCTGAACCTATTCAACCAAATGATATTCCAACAGATGATGTGGTACGAGAAGATGTACCTGAAACACCTACTCCCGATGCAGTTCCGACAGGGAGCAGCGTGGCACAAAGCGAAACAAGAGAACGCAGCAGAGAAGAACCCGCTGCCGTAATAAAAACTGAAGGGGTAACTCTACAAGAGTCTGACGGTGGCTATGTAAGTTTTGAAGGCAAGAGCGTTAGTAAGGGAGCATTACAAGGTCTGCGCCCTGACTTGTTTTTGCAAGTAGATTCTGGAAATCAATCTAACACTAATTTTGGAACTAGCTTTCCGAGATTTTCTAAGAAGGGCGATATCTTTGTACGTGTAGATACTTTACCTAATCGTGTATATAAGTTTAGCGGAAGCAAATGGATTGAGATTAACAAAGAACATACTGATTCTTATCTCTATGACGAGGAATACATCAAATACTTAATCAATCAAATTGAATTAGGTAATTATGATATCGATCTACTAGCAGAAAATGAAAGAGTACAAATCGAAGACTACCTCAGCAAAACAAATAAACCATAATCAGTATAAAGAGATAAGTAAAAGTATATGTCGGACAAGAAGTTACAGCACTGTTCCTTTTGTGGAAGCTCTAAAGATAAAGTAAAAAAGCTAATAGTAGGCGAAGACGTTGCCATTTGTAGCGAATGCATAGAGTTATGCAACCAACTCATTGTAAACGAACACTTAACCGACAAAGTAAAAGAACATGACTCTGCTAACTTTGATGCGTATAGTATTAAAGATCACCTAGACAGATTAGTTATCGGACAAGATCAGGCTAAAATTGTATTAAGTGTTGCTATCAGTAATCACTATAAGCGTATCAATAACCCACCTCAAGATTTAGAAATTCAAAAGGGTAATGTACTACTGATTGGTCCTACTGGATCCGGTAAAACCCTACTCGCTAAGTCAGTAGCCAAATATCTTAACGTTCCCTTTGTTGTGGCAGATGCTACGAACTTGACAGAAGCCGGCTATGTCGGAGAAGACGTTGAAAGTATGGTTGGTATGCTACTTGCTCTTGCGGACAATGATGTTAGTAAAGCAGAGCGAGGAATCGTGTTTATCGATGAAATTGATAAGATTGCTCGTAAGAGCGAATCTACTAGCATTACTCGTGATGTGTCGGGTGAAGGGGTGCAGCAAGCATTGCTTAAGCTGGTAGAAGGAACCAAATGCAGAGTTAGTCCTGTAGGCAAGCGTAAGCATCCACAAGGTGAAACTGTAGAAGTCGATACCAAAAACATATTGTTTATTGCCGGCGGAGCTTTTGTCGGACTTGAATCAGTGATTAAGAGCAGAGTTCAAGGATCCACTATTGGATTCGGTGCTGAGGTAAAGAGCAAGGATGAGAAACAAGACTTGTCTGAGGTATCCCCTGATGATCTCACACGTTTCGGGATGATTCCAGAATTCATCGGCCGTTTTACGACAACCTGCACCCTAGAAGAATTGACACTAGAGCAGCTTATTAGCGTACTGACCGACATTAAGAATAGTTTTATCGAACAATACAAGTATTTGTTTAGCATCGATGATATAGTATTAGAGTTTACTGAAGGTGCTATCAAAAAGATTGCACAAAACTGTATCGATCTAAAGACAGGCGCCCGCGGCCTACATACTGAAATCGAAAGAATTTTGCTACCGCATATGTTCCATATTAGGAAGTACAGGGATAACAACATCGTCAAGGTAGTGATTGATGATGAATTAGTTGACAATCCTAAGGCACTTGTTTAACCAAAATAGTAGCTTTTTTTGCGAAATTATAGTAGTATAAATAATGTTGTAGATGCTTTATAGGTCTACAACAATAGTCTTGCTTATAAAGGAGATAAAAACATGACTAGAGAATTAACCCTACGTACCCTTGACATTCCGTCAATTCACAAGTTCGGTATCGGATTTGATAGCATTCTAGATGAGCTTATGCGAGTCAATGCACAACAGACAAATACCAACTATCCCCCATATAATATCGTAAAGCACAGCGAAGATGCATTCGCAATTGAACTTGCTGTGGCGGGGTTCCGAGAAGGTGATATCAACATCACGCTAGAAAAGAATGTTCTTACCATTAAAGGCCAACAAACAGAAAGCCTTGATGAGTTAGAAAAAGAAGTAGAGTATGTGCATCGCGGCATTAGTGCCCGCAACTTTGACCGCGTGTTCACTCTTGCAGACTATGTTGAGGTGATTGGTGCAAAGGCTGAGAATGGTATTCTCACAATTGAATTGGAGCGTCAAGTTCCTGAGGAACAAAAGCCCAAAACGGTTGCAATTACATACAATAAATAATATAATGATACATGTGCTTGCGGGTAATAGTGCCCGCAAGCATTCTTAAAGGAAACTTAAAATGGCAAATACCGAAATCCGAAGTAAGATCAAGCCCAATGCTGCACTTAAGGAGCCGCCTCTGTTCAAGATTATCTATCTGAACGACGACCGAACATCAATGGAGTTTGTGATTAACAGTCTATGTGAATATTTCAATTATAATCCTGACACTGCTACACAAATTACAATGGACATCCACGATAAGGGTAGTGCAGTAGTTGCTGTTCTTCCGTATGAAATTGCGGAGCAAAAAGGGATTGAAGTAACACTTGACGCACGTGCCCAAGGTTTCCCGTTGCAGGTTAAAGTAGAATCCGAAGTTTAAATATTAACTGTTAATCGCTTTGCCCAATAGGGGCTTTTAGCTATAAACGGGTTGTTTAAATAATTTACATCATCTAAGATAGTATCAACATTTTTAACATATGTACCAAATACCCAGTGCTTAACTTTACGTTCTGTATCGCTCGTTAACATAGCACTTAGGGGTATTTGGTCGTATGTCTCACTAGGCTCTTCGCCATAGAACAAGTCTGTTCTAGGAACTGCACTAGTAACTACTATTATTTTCTTAACATCTAAATGACGCTGTAGTTTTTGAACAGTCATTTTAAGATAGGCTAAATCTTCTAATTTAGCAGCAGTTTTGATAATATCCTCCATAGGATTGTCACTGTTTTGGTTTGCCCAACCATTAACTCCCATGATTGCAATCCCATCAATGATTGCTACATGTTGATGTAGCATACATATGCTTGGAATACTCTCGCATAACATCATAAGTTCATTAGTTCTATTAGGAATACTATCTGTAGTCTCATACTCTAGGTCCCCTGGAACATAGAAGATTCCCTGATAGTATTTTGACAGATGGGCTAATACTTGTGCCACAGTTCTAATATTAGAACTGATGTTTCCTGCTAATATACAATATAAACTGGATGCTTTGTTTTCCCAATTGAAACTATCATTTGGGTTCAAATTTAGATCGCTGATTATATCAAACCCGATATCTTGTTGCATTGATTATTTTGCGATTTTGATGTTTGGCTTTTTGGTAGTCTTAACTTTAGCTGCCTTTACCTTAGGTGCTTCTTCTTTGACAGTTTTAGCGACCTTCTTAGCAGCAGCCTTGACCTTAGGTGCTGCCGTCTTAGCTACAACTTCAACCTTAGCTACAGTAGCTTTAGCTTCTACTGCGGCAAGCTTTTCTCTAGCAGCATCCTCATCCTTAATTTTCTGCACAGCTTCTTGTAAAAGCATTTCTTCAAATTGCAAACTTACTGGCTTAGCATTGAAAAAAGTTTTAAGTGCATCGATAAACTTACTTAACATTATATTTCTCCTATAGTTAAATTTTCTATAGTATTTATTGGATTTTATGCGGGTATGAAATTTATTAGAACTTAGTAACGTTGCCGTCTTTGTCTACCATCACAACGTTTTTAGTACCCTTCTTGCCGATACCACGTTGTAGAGTAACTCCTAGTGGACGTAATCCTGCGATACCTAAACTACCGCCGTTGCGTGTACTATCGTTTCGAATGAGCCATACCATGACATGGCTTTCAGGGATATCGTCTACTCCAGCGATGACTGCGTGAGCGTCTACGGTTACGTTTTCACCTTCTTGGGTAAAGTGTTCAGGCTTGAATGTCTGAATAACGATGCCGCCCTCTGGGTTGATATCACTTCCAAAGATAGCAGACAATGCTTCCTCTTCGGTAGGCTCCATAACGATTTCTTTACTAAGTTCGTATACCGGAACACTTGTTCCTCTTACGTTCCTAGTACCAATTTGGTTGAGCTTGATGATACCTTCGTCAACTAAATTCTTGATAACTTCTTTTGCTCTAGCACCAAACATATTGTCAGCACTTTCCCAAACTTCGGCGTCAAGCTTTTTGATGCTGATAGGTAATGATTGACTGTCGCTGTTGAGTACAACGTCTGCTTTTCTACGACCCGCAGTGCTTCGTCCTGCTACGTCTACCTCTGTGCAATTTTCGATTGATAGTTGCTTGCCTCTAGGGTCAACGAAGGTTACGTTTGCGCTGCCATACTTTTCGACCACACTCTGCAACAAACTAGCAAGTTCAAGTTCGTTTGCAACGCCGGCAGATTTATCACCCTGCTTACCAGAGTCTTTCACTACGATTACGACTGGACTATCACTGAATACAATACCGCCTAAGCTGCTTAAGCCAGGATCCTTCACGAAAGTAGGACTATGCTCTGGCATCTGCTTTTCAAGATATCCTAAGATTTCGTCTAGCATCGATGCTCTGAATTCATTCTTCTTTGCACCGTTAGGAATCTGTACGATAACAT